TCAGTTGTTATGACTTAGATCAGCTACAGAAAAAGCACCCCAAGTTTCTTGAAAATACCACCATTGGCGCGATGATTGACCTTATTCTGATGAAGTCTATGGATGAAAGTGGCTCTAAGCTCTTCACCTCTTCTGAAGATCGCATTGATCTGATGGGAGAGGAAACAGCAGTAATTTCAGAAATCGCCAACCAAATGTTCGCAGAGATTGAATCTGTCGAGGATCAAGTAAAAAACTAACTCGCGATCAATCGAGGATGAATCTTTTATCTTTGGCTGATCGCTTGCATATGAGCATCGAAGACGCAGAGCAAATGTCCGTCACTCATTTCAACGAGTGGATGGCCTACTACCAAATAATGAGTAAAAAAGATGGCTGAAAATACCAAGATCATTATCAGTGCAGTTGATAAAACCAAGAGAGGCTTCGGCTCTGTCACCAATGGTTTAAAGAAAGTCACTGGCGCAGTCTTTTCTATGCGTACTGCTTTGGTCGGTGTTGCAGGTTTAGCGGGACTTGGTTTACTTGTTAAGTCATCATTAAACGCCACGGACTCCCTAGCTAAAACAGCGGCAAAGATTGGCACAACCACAGAATCTTTAGGCGGGTTAAGATATGCGGCAGAACTTACTGGCGTAGCAACCAACACTATGGACATGGCTTTACAGCGGTTTACTAGGCGAACTGCTGAAGCGGCTATGGGCACAGGTGAAGCAAAGGCGGCAATTAAAGAGCTTGGCTTGAATGCTCAAGAGTTAAATCGAATGCCGCTAGATGAACGCATGGTCGTTCTGGCTGATGCATTTTCTGGTGTTACTAGTGAGTCCGATAGGCTTAGATTAGCTTTCAAGCTGTTTGACAGTGAGGGAGCGGCATTAGTCAACACCTTATCTGGTGGCGGTGACGCATTAAAAGAGATGTTAGGTGAAGCAAAAATGCTTGGCCTTACAATGTCAAGCAGTGCCGCCAAAGGTGTAGAAGATACTGTTGACGCTTTAACCAAACTCAAAAGCGTTTTCAAAGGAGTAACAGATCAGATGGTTGCGGCACTTGCTCCTGCCATAGAAGGAATGGTTGAGCGGTTTACTGCATTTCTTCAGCGGTCGATAGAGGCTAAAGGCGGTGTTGAAGCGTTTGCAAGAGCGTTAGCCATTGATCTCTTGCAAGGAGTTAAGTCTGCTTTAGTAGCCTTTCAAGAACTTACCAATGGTTTTATTACCGTTTATAACGGTGCTTTAGACGCAAAAGATGCTTTAACTCAGGTGTTTACGTCTGACAGCAAAAAAAGTGCGCGACAATTAATAAATGATATTGAAGAAATAGGACAAGCTTTAGCAGAGCGTGGAAAGCACCTCGATACTGAAAGAGCAAAGAAACTTACAAATTATAATTTAGAAAAAATTCTTTATAAGAAAGATTTAGAAAGATTACAGGTGTTGCAGAAATTATTGCTTGTAGCTGAAGAGTCTGGTGATAGTTTAAATCGCATGACCAAGGTTGATTTTGCTACTAAAATTAATGCTGAAATTGACGCAATGGTTGCCAACCTTGAGAATGTAAAAAACAACATTGTTGACTTGCCTGAAGTGATTGTTCCTGCTATTGGAGATATGGAACAAGCCTTTACAGCTTGGCGTGACACCATTCCTGATCTTGATGTCAGTATTAAAGCTCTTACAACTCAAGGTCTTAACGGTTTAACCGATGCTCTTACAGCGGGGGTTACAGGCGCGGCTAACTTTGCCGATGCTATGAAAGCAATGGCTAAGTCGGTTGTTGATAGCCTAATAAAAATGCTGATCCAGAAGTATATTGTTGATGCGGCCTTTGGGTTTATTACAAATTCGATGAGCGGGTCACTGACGACAGGCTCGTCTAATATGCAAAGCAATTTAGATGCGACTAATGCGGCTCTCAGCTTTAACGGTGGCGGTTTTACGGGGATGGGTTCACGCTCTGGAGGCGTAGACGGAAAAGGCGGCTTCCCTGCCATTCTCCACCCTAATGAAACGGTGACGGATCACACTAAAGGTCAATCATCAGGTGGCGTGGTAGTCAATCAAACCATCAATGTCACAACAGGCGTACAGCAAACCGTACGTGCTGAGATCGTCCAACTAATGCCTCAGATTGCACAAGCTGCAAAGGGTGCTGTTGCAGATGCCAGGTTACGCGGTGGCAACTTCTCTAAAGCAATGGGGGGCGCATAATGCCTTTAGCTTTTCCTAATGTCGGTATTCAGAATATGTCTATGCGATTACGTCGAGTTGTCGCTGTCGCTGAATCACCTTTTACCTTAGACACACAAGTCTATGCTCATCAGGGCGCACGATGGCAAGCAGAAGTTTCATTACCACCATTAAATCACGCGCAGTCTCGATCAGTTGAGGCTTTCATTATTGGCCTTAAAGGTCGAGAGGGGACGTTCACATTTGGCAATCCACTGCACACAAGCACAGCATCAGCGACCCTCTCAGCACAAGCAACAATCCGATCTGAAACCTTGACCACCACATCGTCGGGTTCTGCCGTTAGCGCAGGAACTTACTTCCAATTAGGGTCTTATCTGTATTTAGTTACATCTGACAAATCCAGTGGGGCGGGAACTTTAAACTTTCAGCCACCATTGCGAGAGACTATTGCGAGCGGTCAGGTGTGTGACTTTACGCTACCTAAAAGCCTTTGGCGCATGTCTGCTAACGATGTCGGTTGGTCTGTTAATGAGGCTAGTATTTACGGCTTTACTTTTGCTTGCGAGGAGGCTTTGTGAGCAGAACCCTAACCAGTGGAATGACGGCAGTAACAACAGCAGATGTGGTTCGGCCTGTTTACTTTGTCCGTATGGTTTTTGATTCAGGTGAATCACCTAGCGTTTTAAACCTTTGGAATGGCACAGGCGACCTTACGTATGGCGGCAACACCTATACAGGTACAGGCGACCTTCTCTCAATAAGCCAAATAACAGAAACATCAGACATTTCGGCCACTGGTATCAATGTTAATTTAACAGGCGTTAAAACCTCTTTAATTGCCGTTGCTAAAGATCACGAATATCAAGGCAGACCATTATCCGTTTCTCTTGGTGCGTTTGATGCGTCTGGTGATCTTATCGCTGACCCTGTAATCGTATTCTCTGGGTTCATGGATACCATGACTATTTCCGAAAACGGATCTTATTCGACTATTTCAATATCAGTTGAAAACAAATTAGTGTCGTTTGAGCGCACTAAGGTTAGACGCTACACCGCAGAAGATCAAAAGATAGACCACCCGACAGACAAAGGGTTTGAGTACGTTACTGCTATTGTCCAGAAAGAAATAATCTGGGGTAGGCCGTCATATACAGCCGGTGGTGGAGGTCAAGGAGGCGGGGGAACTCAACAACATCGCTAAAGGGAATATATGAAGATTGCACACGAATGTTTGGCATCCGTCAAAGAAGACATTAAACCGTTAATCGAGAAGCATTGGGCTGAAACAGAACCTAATCAAGATACCATTAAATTAGACCCTGATTGGAATGAGTATTTTCGTTTATCTGAGGCGGGGATATTACGCATATTTACGGCAAGAGATAAAGGTCATTTAATTGGTTATTGTGTTTTGATGATATCAACAAGCGTCCACCATAAAGGCCATCTTTTTGCGGGCACTGACGTAGTATATATTCACCCTGACTTTAGAAGGGGTGCGACAGGCTCAGATTTAATACACTTTGCAGAGAGTCATTGTAAAGACAATGGCGTTTCACTTATGACGCTAAATATGAAGACAGATTATCCTTTTGATAGCTTAATGTTAAAAATGGGGTTCAACCTGCTTGAGCGCGTTTATCATAAATGTTTTTTAGGATAATAAAATGGCTAGTGTAGTAATAGCGGGATTAGCGGCAATCGGCAGTTCAATGATTGCGGCAGGTGGCCTTATATCTATAGGTGCGGCATTTGGCGCATTTGCTATTGGTGCAGGTTTATCGCTAGTCTCTCGCGCATTAATGCCAAAGCCTGATATTGGCACTCAGATGGGCGGTCAATCCGTTACCACAAGAGAAGCCGCGCACAGCAGAAAAATCGTCTATGGTCGCGCCCGAATTGGCGGCAACATTGTTTACCTTGAATCAACTGGAACAGATAACAAATACCTTTGGTTAGTGATAGCCGTTGCAGGGCATGAGATTGATGCTTATGAAAGCGTTTGGTTTAATGATTATAAAATATGGGACGGCACTAATTACCTTAACAACTGGGGTAATGTTGTTAATATATCCTTTTATAAAGGCGATCAAACAGCGGCAGATTCTGCATTAGTTAGCGCATCAAACTCCAAGTGGACGGCTGACCATAAGTTATTAGATACCGCTTATATGGTGTTAAGGCTAGAGCATGACCCCGAAAAGTTTTCCAGTGGGCTGCCTAACATATCAACGATTATTCGCGGCAAGAAAGTATTAGACCCAAGCGACAATTCAACCGCCTGGTCACAGAACCCGGCTCTTTGTATTTACGATTATTTGCGTGACACTAAATATGGGTTATCTGAAACCGTTGCCAACATCCTTACGTCTTCTGTAACCACAGCAAAGGGCGTTTGTGATGAAGCAATTACCCTTTCAGCGGGTGGGACACAGCCTAGATATACAATAGACGGAGTAGTGGATACCGCTAACTCTATCAAGGCAAACATCGAAACAATGATTGGCTCAATGGCGGGTCGGTTAGTCTACTCTGGCGGCAAGTTTGAAGTTCACGCAGGGGAGTACATAGCCCCATCAATTACCGTGGATGAGTCACAAATTATTGGCGAGATTACAGTACAGACTAAACAGTCAAGACGTAATGCGTTTAATGGCGTGAAAGGCGTGTTTCTTTCAGAAGAAGATAACTACATTCTAGCTGATTACCCTGCACAGATTTCATCGGCATATGCTGTGCAAGATGGCGACCCTATTTATCTTGATATGGCGCTACCGTATACCTCAAACAATATACGCGCTCAGAGGCTTGCAAAGCTCGCTCTGTTCCGCTCTAGACAGCAAGAAGCCATAACCATCCCTTGCAACCTAAGTGCGCTTAGATTCAAAATAGGGGACAATATTAGCGTCACCAATA